AAGCGTTCCCGGCCATCAATCCGGAGCACGAGAGCTTCGACGAGGCGAAGGCGGCCGAAGTCCTGGAGCTGCGCGACGCGTACTTCGCCACCGGCAAGTGGAGCCAAGCCGAGTCGGTGCAGAAGGCTGTCAAGGTGCTGCTGGGCGCCGGCACGTCGCGCCAGGAGCGCGCGACCGAGTCGGACGTGCGTGTCACCGACGACGATCTGGCCAAGGCCAAGGCCGACGAGCGGCGCAAGGCGCAGCTCAAGAAGAACGCCGAAGTCGCCGGCAAGCAGCCGCCGAAGTTCGACAAGGTGGGTCAGGACAGCGACAAGATGGGCGGCAAGCTGACTGGCGAGCATGTCATGCGCATGAGCCAGGATCAGTTCGCCAAACTCAGCGAAGCGGATCTCATCGCACTGCGCGGCGACGAGGTATAGTCTTCGCACGATCTCCTCCCGAGGCCTGAGTCGGCCTCTTTCAGAGCCCGCTTGTACGCGGGCTCTTTTTTCGACTACAGTTCGGGTTATTACGTCCGGGCCACGACACGGTCCATAGTTCGCACAGGTCGGAGCGAGATTCGACCAGGGTCTACTCACGAACCGAAAGGGAGCCTGTCATGGCACTCACCAACTTCGGCCTGCTGACCAGCGAACAGAAGACCGTCTGGTCGATGGATCTGTGGCGGCAGGCGCGCAACCAGTCGTTCATCAACCGGTTCCTCGGCAAGGGGCCGAACTCGCTGGTTCAGCACATCACCGAGCTGAAGAAGTCCGAGAAGGGCGCCCGCGCGGTCATCACGCTGCTGGCCGACCTCACCGGTGACGGCGTCGCGGGCGACCGCACGCTGGAAGGCAACGAAGAGGCGATGCAGACCTTCGATCAGGTCATCCGCATCGATCAGCTCCGTCACGCCAACCGTCACGAAGGTCGCATCGCGGACCAGAAATCGATCGTCGAGTTCCGCGGCAACAGCCGCGACGTGCTGGCCTACTGGCTGGCCGACCGCATCGACCAGCTCGCGTTCCTGACGATGGCCGGCCTCAGCTACGCGCAGAAGAACTCGGGCGGCTCTCGCGTGGGCTCGGACCTGCCGTATCTGGAATTCGCATCCGACGTGTCGTCGCCGACGAACAACCGGCGTCTGCGCTGGGACGGCACCAGCTCCACGAAGACTCTGATCGCCAACGCGGCGACGACCGGCGTGGCGGCGACGGACCTTCCGATGTGGGAGACCTTCGTGCAGCTCAAGGCGTACGCCAAGGAGCGCTACATCCGCGGCATCAAGGACGGCAACGGCGAAGAGACGTACCACGCGTTCCTCACGCCGCAAGCCATGGCCAAGCTGAAGATGGACAACAACTACATGCTGAACCTGCGGCACTCGCAAGAGCGTGGCAGCGGCAACGAGTTGTTCACCGGCACGTCGGTGAAGATCGACGGCATCTACCTGCACGAGTTCCGGCACGTGCCCAACACCCGCAACGCGGCGTCGGGCTCGAAGTACGGCGGCTCGGGCACGGTGGATGGCTGCCAGATCCTCTTCTGCGGCGCGCAGGCGCTGGGCATGGCGGACATCGGTGCTCCGGAGTGGGTCGAGAAGGGCTTCGACTACGAGAACCAGCAAGCCATCTCCGTCGGCAAGCTCCTCGGCTTCCTGAAGCCGAAGTTCGGCAACATCTACGAGTCGGGTTCCGTCGAAGACTTCGGCGTGATCTCCTGCTACGTGGCTCAGTAAGGAGATCTGAACATGGCTCTTCTCAAGGCTGCCCGCGGCGCGCAATGGCCGCTCATGGCGGAGTTCACCTTCAACTTCGACGACACCGCAGTCGACACGGTGGCTGGCACGACGAAGACTTTCGGCTCGACCTTCGGTCAGTCGCTGGTTTTCGACGCGATCAAGCTGCCGCCGAATGCGAACGTGGTCGGAGGTGAGATCATCGTCGAGACGGCCTACGCCACCTCGACGGCGGCCACCATCTCGGTGGGTGACTCCGGCTCCTCGACCCGCTACGCCAACGCCGTCGACCTGAAGACGGCCGCGCGCACCGCGCTGACCCTCACCGGGTTCCGGACCTCGGGCGAAGACATCCGCCTCGCGGTCAATGCCACCGTGGCGAACGCCACGGCCGGCAAGGCCACGGTGCGAGTGCTCTACATCGTCCAGGGCCGCATGACCGAAGTGCAGGCGAGCTGACCTGCAATTCGTGAGAACGGGGCCTGACGGCCCCGTTCTTCAATCCCCACCCCTGCAAGGAGATCTGCATGAATTTCGTCATGGCGCGGGATCGCGTCGTCGTGTCCCTCGTCGGCCGCGCGGTCGAGTTCAAGAAGGGTGTGCCCACGCACGTGCCGCCCGAGATGTGGAAAGAAGTCATGGAGGCCGGCGCAGTGCCCGAGGAAGAGATCCCCGAGCCGGTCGCCAAGCCCTCCAACGAGCCGACCACGCCGCATGAGCGCCACGCCGCGCTTATGGAGGTGTTCGCCACGATGGCCGCCGACAACAAGCGCGAGGAGTTCACGGCTGCAGGCACGCCGCACCTCAAGGCGCTGGCTTCGCGCCTGGGCTGGACGGTCGACGCCCGCGAGCGCGACGCGTCGTGGAACGACTACCTGAAGAGGGAAGACTGAAGTGGCGGCCACAGGTGACCTGCTGGAGCAGTTCCGCATCGAGATGAACGATGCGGAAGAGCCCTTCCTGTGGTCGGATGAGCTGGTCTACAAGTACCTCAACGACGCCCAGAAGCAGTTTGCCCGTAAGACCGACGGCATTCAGGACTCGACGACCGTTGCCGTGTGCACGCTGGCCGTCATAGCCAACACGAACACCTACGCTCTGCACCCCACGATCAAGAAAATCCGCTCGGTGCGCCGCGCGGACAACGGACGGCCCGTCGAGGTCATCAACGAAGAAGACATGCCCGGCCGCAAGTGGTTCTTCGACGGCCGGACCGGTGTCATCACGGCGCTCATCACGGGCATGGACGAGAACTCCGTGCGCGTGTGGCCGGTTCCCTTCGAGACGGTCAATTTGCAGATGTCGGTGTTCCGGCTTCCGCTGGTCGAGGTCGTCGACGATCAGGCTTTGGAGATCGGTGCGCAGCACCACATGCACCTCCTCTCCTGGGCCAAGCACCTCGCGTATCTCAAGCAGGACGCGGACGCCTTCGATCGTACGAAGGCTGACGAATTCGGCATGCGCTTCGAGCGATACTGCGCGGACGTGCAGGCCGAACAACGCCGGCTTCGGCACAAGCAACGCTCCGTCGTCTACGGCGGGATCTGATAGGAGAAGTGGATGAGCAAGTCAAACACCTTCGAGAACAGTCTGCTGCTTCTCGTGTTCAACAACACGAACATCGCCAACGTGGGCGATGCGACGGGCCTGCGCGGCTCGTCGGCGGTGGGCTCGCTGTACGTCGGCCTGCATACGGGCGACCCGGGCGAGGCGGGCAACCAGTCGACGAGCGAGATCTCCTACACGGGCTACGCCCGTGTGGCGGTCGCGCGAAGCGGCGCGGGGTTCACCGTCACGGGCAACAGCGTGAGTCCGGCAGCGGCCATCACTTTCGGCCAGATGACGGCCGGTGCTGGCGGCACCGTGTCGCACTTCAGCATCGGCACAGACTCCACGGGCACCGGCACGCTGCTCTACAAGGGCACGGTGACGCCCAACATCGTCGTGAGCAATGGTGTCACGCCGCAACTCACCACGGCAAGCGCAGTCACCGAGGACTGATCCCGTGGTGGAGCCACCGGCTCCTTCTACGGTGAATCGCAGCTTCGAGCGCATGACTGCCTTCGCGGTCATGCCGCTCGACGCGGCGCGTCGCATCGTCCTTGCGGAGCTGGCTGAGCTGAAGTCGACGAGGAGTTGAAATGGCGATGCGCCCTGACGACGCCCAGGTCGTGCTGCTGACGGACGCCCTCAAGCGTCCGCCGCCGCGCACGACCGGGGCGCCGAGCGTCTTCCAGCAGCGCCCGCCCAAGCGTGCAGTCGGAGCCCCTGATCCGCGGTCGTTGCCGGTGATCCCTGGCCCGCCGCCCGAGCGCGCGTGCCAGAACCCGCGCAGCCCGTGGTGGGCCGTGTGGGAATCCATGAAGCCCAACGAGGGCCGCGAGATGACCGAGGCGCAGGCCAAGGCGTTCGCCGCGTGGGCGCGGCAGCACCGACTGAAACTCAGCCGCCGCCGCATCGAGGGCGACCGCTACGGCGTGTGGCGGATTGACAGCATCAGACAAGGAGAGCGGTGATGGCATTTCCGAGTGAAGGCGGTTCGACTCAGTCGCTGGCCGATTTGTGGCGACTGGTGCGCGGCCAAGCCGCCGCAGTCAAGAGCCGCGCACAGGCGCTGCGCAATGCGTCGGCTGTGGGCAACATCAGCACATGGCAGATCCTTGACCTGACCACGCTGCTAGCCGACGCCAAGGTGCGGTTCCAACAGGCCGCGGCGGTGAGCGGGCTGGGGGCCTACGCCCAGGCCCAGATCGGCAACCCGGCGCTTGACGTGGCGGCCGAGTTCAACGCGATGCTGGCGCAGATCGACGCGACGGTGCTGTGGGTGCAGACCAATCTGCCGAACGACGGCACCTATCTGCTGGCGGTGACGTTGGGCACGGACGGGCGCTATGCGTGGCGCACGTTCAGCTCCGCGACGACGGCAGATCTGCGCACGCAGCTCGACGCGCTCATCGCAACCATCGACTGAGGCTATCGTGCCGCTGGTTAGAACGGCCCTGTTTTCGGAGGCTTCGACGGCGAACTGGGGCGCTTCTTCGTTCACAACCAGCGCGTTCACCCCCAGCAACGACAGCCTGCTGGTCGTTCGTGTCGCTGCTACGTCACAGTTCGGCTCGGGAGACGTTGAAGGAACCATCTCTCTATCAGCCACGCTCGGATCACCAACACTACAACTTACGTCTCCCGACGCGACGACGTGGGAGTACGGTGATCGCATTTGGACGATACCGATCACAACCGGCGCGTCGATGACCCTGACGGTCGATTGCGGGGAGACAATTTGGGTGTACCGGGTGCATGTACTCCAGTACACCGGACACGACACGGCGACGCCAGTAGGGGCGACGGCCACCGGAACGGACGCTGACGGCGACGGAGCGGCCTCTATTACGTTAAGCGCCAGCCCGGCCACAACGTCAGAGGTGGTGGCGTTCGCAAACGTGTCGATGGCCTCGGGCACCAATGCGTTTACGCCCGGCACTGGCTGGACAGAGGTCTACGATGAGGCCTTAGCCGATTGGAGCGGCTGGCAGGTACAGACAAGGACCGGGTCAACATCCACAACAGTTGCTTGGGATGACCTTTCATCGTCGGGTACGACCGAAAGCGCGGTGCTTACTGCGCTGGAAATCAGGAAGGGGCCGGAGCGCAGCGCAAACGTAGTCGGGTCAGTCCAATTCTTGACCGGCAATGGGGACGTTACGGTGCCGAGCGGCGCCCAGACCGCCGTCGTCTTCACGATGGGGTATGAGGCCAGCGACGCACTGGTGGTGAACGTCACTCTGGACGGCGTTTCGCTGACCGAGCGAATCAACGCAGGCGCAGGCGGTGGCAACGAAATCGCCATATGGACAGGCGCCGCCCCTGCCGCAGGCACAAAGGCGATGACCTTCGTTTGGGAGTCGCCCCCTACGGAAGGCCCGATCTACGGCATCGTGTTCATCAACGGGATCAACCCATCGGACTGGATTCGCGACGTTGGCGCCGACTCTGTAGGCAATGCGTCCCCCCCAACAGTCAGCGTTGATTCAGACACGACCGATCTGGTGTTGTGCTTTGACGGCAACTACTCCAGTCCCGTAGTCGTTCCCGTTAATGAATCAGGTTGGACTTCGCTCGCAACTACTACGGGCGGTCTTGAAGCGGCACGCATCAGGAGGATCAACTCTCCTGGCGCAACGACCTCGTCTGCAACGGGTCAGACGGCGACTTTCGCATCCGTCGCTGTCATTTCGATCAAGTCGGCGGCCATCCCTCTCCACGCCCGCAGCTACTCCCCCGATGGTCAGCGGGTGATGACCGTGCTGAGGATGTGAGATGGCCTACCCGACCTACATCCAAGAGGCGGAGACGGCATGGAATAACAGTACCACGCCTAAAGGGTCGGGCAACTTCACGACCAGCACCGGCGACGTGGTTGTGG